ATCGGCGGGATTGAACACATCCGCCGCGCTCATCGTGCCCTTGGCGATAGCTTCGCGCGAGGTGTCCGTCTTGTGCACGTCATAGGCCGCCATCGCGCCGTTGGTGGCCGCAGTGACCTTCCCCCACGTCACCGCGTTGTAGTGCGTCCCGTCGAGCGTCGTGTTGGCAGCGAACTGCTTGGCGGCCGAGGGGCTGGTTGCGCCACCCGACACCGTGCGCGCGACGACGACGTAGGTGTCTGTCTTCGCCGCATCGTTCGTCCCCACCGCCGCGACGCTCGGCTGCAACGGCGCCGGGGTCTGCCCTTCGACCGTCGGGGCACCGCCGCCGCTCGCCGTAAGGTTGAGGAGGCGGAAGTTCTGGACTGAGCCATCGACATCGACGGGCGGGTACACCGCGCCGTCCGTCAGCAGGTGATCGACCGTGATGCCATTGATGCCGCGAAGACGGAGGGGCGTCTGGTTGTTGTACGCCCCGAGCGACACCTTGCCGAGGTACAGACTGAGCGCGCCCGCGCACGACAGGTTGACGGACGGGCGTGTCTTGCCCATCACATACCCGCCCTCGTACTGGATGGTCTCGAAGCTCACGTCGTACATGTACGTCGGCGCCACGCAATGCACCGCACCGTTGGGACCGACGAACATCATCTGTCCCTGGAAGCGCAACCGCGAGCCGCCCGCAAACGCCGGACTGAACTCCAATCCTGCTGGCGTCGCGTGCCATGCGAGCATGAATGCCGACGTGACGATGGCCACTGTCGGGTTCACTGTTGTTGTGCCACCCGTGGTGCCGTCGAATGAGGCGAGGAAATACTGCGCGGCACCGATGGTGAGACAATCACCCGCCACAACCGCCCCGGCCTGCGATGCGGAGAAGGTGACGTTACCGCTCGTGTCAATCGACACCGTGCCGCTCGGCGTGCGCGTGGATCCGTAGATCGTCGGCGTGGCGTAACACTTGAAATCGCGGAAGATCATGGTATCCGCAGACGAGCCCTCCGCGAATCCGGTCTCCCGCTGGAATGACCACGGACGTGCGCCGGTCAGGTCGATGCGGCTAAACTCGCTCTCGTCGTACCCAGCGATAATCAACGGTTGCGACCACTGGTCGTTCGCGTCGTTGAACGCGACCCGCACGTCGTGCATCTTGAAGCCATGTCCGCACGCCACGCGCACACCAGCCACCGGGATTATGGCCGTGACGTCGCTGGTGACGGTGAAGTCGGACAGCGAGAAGTAATACTGGCGGTTGGCGGGGTTGGCAGGCTGTACGTGCCAGAGCACGCTCGGATCGATGACGCGGTACGTCGAGGTGGCATCCACGACTTGCTGCCATGCATCTACAAGCCACGTCGTTGTGTTCCCGGCGTTCGTGCATCGCCGAATCACACGCCGCTGTCCCGCGCCCGTGCCGGCGACGACCTCCAACGCCATGTCAATGAACGCGCTGGTGGACTGCGCCAACGTGCGCGGATTGCCGCTGCTGATCTGGTTCTGGTTCCCCGCGATCGGCAACACCGTAGTCACGTCCGACGCAGTGACCGTCGCCACGGTGTAGCCACCGTCTGTACCCGTCTGCCATCCGGTGGCCGTCACGACCATGCCCGGAACAAGAAGGTCGTCGAGGAACGAACCTGCTGTGCGGTGAAACGCACCCGCGACCACACTGAAGTCCGCTACTTTCACCGTGGTCGCACCGGTCACGTCGCCCGTGAAGGTCAGCGTGGTCGCGGTGTTGTCCGTGATCGTTATGCCTGCCAAGACCTGCGTGCCGGTCACGTCGTAGAACCGCTTGAACACGCCCGCCATTTCATGCGCGACCCACACGCGGCCATCGGTGCGCGCAAAGCTTCCATTCGCGCCGGTGCCTGCAATGTCCGTCGAGACCATCGGGAGCACGGTATCGACCAGCGTGCCTACCGTGGCGTCAGTCAAGTTCTCCGCAGCGGTGGGCGCGCGATTCTCCGCGCTCGTCACGCTCCGCGTTGCGATGCGCGTCTTGAGTACGGTGGGGTTGAACTTGAACAGCGTGCTGTGGACCCCAGCACACTTCATCCCCGAGAAGTTCCGTCCGTCGTTGAGCACGGCGGGTTCTTCTGTGAACAGGAACCGCCCCTCCGGCCACACGATAGGATTCGCTTGATACTGACTGGCCTGCGCGATCGCATCGAAACTCGTGCGCATGTTCGCGAACGCTGTGTTACAGGGCACAGCTTCCGTCGGATCACACCCGAACCGGCGCGGGTCGTTGTAGTTGTAGAGGGTGCTCGCCACGCTGACCTCGGTACTGCGCTTCTGGAAGTACGGGAACGGACCGAACGGGCTCAGGAGCGACGTGTGCGACACGACGACGCCGCCTGCCGTGACGTCCACCCACATCGGGATGTTCGTCACCGTCCATGCGCCTGTGCGGGCCGAGACCACGCCCGCATACGTGCGCTCGACATAATTCGTGGTATTGTCGGCCAGGGCCACGGTGCCGCCGCCGACGCTGACGATGGCGCCCGTCAGGTCCAGCGCGGGGCCGCCGAGATATCCTCGCGTGAGTCCGACGGTTGTCGCCGGGTTGCTGTCCCACTGGTTGAGGGCAGTTCCGGGCGCGCTAAAGATTTCGCTGTAGGGCCGGCCGGTGTTGTCGAGTGCCATGTGTGTGGCGGCCGGTTAGGGGAACGTGGCGGAGGCGTGCGCGGACTGTGCCGAGTCCGAGTAGCCGGCGCGGCGCGAGACGAGATAGAACCAGCGCGTGAGCCCCGTCTTCGTGGGGTCGACGTACTGCCGAACGCTCAATCCTGCGGCCAGCGTCGTGAGCAGCGTGAACACGCCGGTATCCGTCCCGTCGGCGTTCATGTAGACGGCGGTTGTGGCCAGCGGATCCGGGTTCGTCATCTGCAGCGTGACCGCGGAAAATCCCGTGCCGACCTCGACCGATCCACAGGGCGACGCGCCGGCAAGCGTGCCGTCAGCCCACCAGTCCGATGCGACCAGCGTTGGCGCATCACTCGGGACCACGCCCGTCGACGGCGCCCCACTCGTCTGCCCGTTCCGGTAGTGATCGACGGTGTAGACGTAATCCACGCTCGGCGTGAGGCCGTCATCGACGAACGTCGCAATGGTCGGCGCCACGATGGCGACCACGCACCCGTTCCGTTCGATGCGCGTCTCGGCAGCCGCATCGGCGCACGTCCAGTTCAGCGTGGCAACCGCGAGCAAGCCGCTCGTCGTCATCACCACGGCGAGACCGGTGGGACCGCCCGTTGGCCCCGTGCCGGTGTCCACGGCCTGAATCTCCACGCTCACGGGATCGGCTTGCACGGCGGTTGGGCCGACGGCGACGATGAGCACCCGCCGGTAGAAGTTCACCGTGGTCGCGATATCCCACATGGTCGCCCACGTGTCCGCGCCCTCGATGACGCCTTCCTGCCGCCGGAGGATAACTGAGGTCGCCGCGTTATCCGTCGCGGGCGTCGCCACGCCGGCGGCCGCTTGCTCGCTCGTGTAGATGCGGATCTCAAAGGTGTTCGCATCGAACACGAGCGGAATGTGCACCATGCCCTCGCCCGCGCCGCCGCGCGCCGTGCCTTCGGCCACGACGGGGCCGATGGTGGGCTTCGGGGTGAGGTCGGCGGTCGCAGGTCCGCCGATGCCGATCCGCTTCAACCACGCGGCATACGCGCCGATCACCTGCCCCGCGAGCGTCAGGGCGGTCGAGCCGTAGCCGTTGACGATCGTGTGCTGGTAGCCGACCACCGCGAGCGTTTGATCCGAATCGTACTGCCGGTCGTTCGCTTGGAACGTGTACCGATCATACAACTGCGCAAACCAGAAGAACGGGCACGTCGCCGTCGCTGTCGCGGGGGCGACGCTCAGGTCGCTGACAATGGTATCGAGCACCGCTTGTGTTTGCGCTTGCGTGGTGAGCATCGGGCTCGCGGCGAGCTGGAAGAAGCGCCGCCGATAGGCCGCGATGCTGCCGGGCGCCGCGCTCGCCACCGCTCCGCCGGGGTAGAGCATCCGGCCCGCATTGCGGATATTCGCGAGCGCGCGCTCGAGCGTGGTGAGCAGGTACTGTCCCGGCGCGAAGGTCGCATCGACGGTGACGCGCGAGCGGTCGGGGTTGAACCACATCAGTTGCGACACATGGCTCGCGTCGAACCGATACCGGAGATCTTCGCCGGTCGAATCGAGCACGATGGTCGTCAGGGCGTCCAGCAGCTTCGTTTGCCCTTGCTTCCATGCGGTGACGGCGAAGTTGCTGGCCGATTCCTTGACCAGCGTCACGGCAGGCTCGCCGGCCGGGATATTCGCGTTCAGGATGTTTTGTACGACCGTCTCGAGCGCCGTGCCCACCGGCGTCGTGCCGTACTCCACCGCGTCCGTCTCGATCTGGGTATCCATCAGCCATCCGCCGAGATCAGAGCAGGTGAGCGTGATCGGGCCGAGCATGGTCAGCGAGTCGGCCATGCCCACATCGTCAACGCGGCCCGTGAAGGCGAGGCGGTATTTCGCGACATCGAGCGCGACATCGATCGGCATCGTCGCGGTGGAGAATCGGACCAGCCGCCCGATCTCGAAGAACGGGGCATACGTCACGCCGTCGTCCAGTCGGTTGAGCAAGCTCGCCGCCATGAGCGGGGTGCCGGAGTTACTGACGCCGCCGACCTGCGCCACGATCGTGAACGTCCCCTGACTCACCGGCGTGTCGATCGTCTCGCCCCACGTGGCCTGCGTGATGCAGCCCGCGCCATAGGCGATCGCGACATCAACCCACGTGCCGGAGCCGTTTTGGACTTCGAGCTTGCCGTAAATATCCACAGCGGTGTCGCCCGCCGTGGCCGTCGTGAATTCCCCCGCCAAGAGCGTGCGCATGTTACTGGATCAAGCTCCACTTGCTGCTGTCGCCGCTCTGCCGCTGCGCGATCGCCTTGAAGCTCTTGAGCACGGCCTTGCCCAGCACCGTTCCGTCCGGCATCACGACGTTGACGGTGAGGTCGCCGCCGCTCGTGCCGGTCGCGCCCGTCGGAGACGACGGCGTGTACGGCTGGCTCGTTGGCGGCGTGTACGGGCCGGAACTGCCGCCGCCGTGCGCGGCCATCGCGCCGAAGATGGTTGCTTGGAGCTTGTAGCCGGCGACCATGTTGAGCGCGGCACCGGAGGCGGCGTTCGCGGCGGCCGTCACCGCCTCGATGCCCTGCACGTATTTCAACTGCGCGAGCGTCGCCGCGTCGTAGCCCGCGAGTACGGCGTCGGCGTATTCCTTCTGCTGGGCGATCTGCAGCGCGAGCGCGCTCGCCGCCGCCGTGTTGCCCTCTGCGGTGAGCAGGCGCACCTGCAGGTTGCTATTGAACACCGCCTGCGCTGCGGCGGCCTGTTTCTTGTACTCGGCGTCGAGCGCCTCGAGTTGCGTGAGCAGGACGGCGAGGTCGCGATCTTGCGCGACGTTCTTCCCCGTGCCTTGCGCCTTTTGGAGCTGCGCGATGTAGGCGTCGAGATCCTGAATCGTGCCCGCCACCGGCACCGTGCCGGTCGTCGCGCCGAACGCGCCGACGCCCGAGGCGCCGTACCTCGCGGCGGGACTGCCTTGGATCGCGGTGATGGCCGCCTGAATCGCGGCGTTCATCAGCGTCTGAAACTGTGAGTTCAGGGGATTCTGGTTGCCGATGCCCGCGAGCGTGTTGAACGACGCCTGCCACGTAATGATTGAGTTCGCGAAATCGGCCGCGGCCTTTTTGTTCATCGCCGACGTTTGCGAGATGCTGTCCCCGATCGCGAGCACAGTGCCGACGAAGGCCGTGGCGCCGAGCGCGCCGAGCGCGCCGCTGACGCCGCCGCTGACGCCGCCGCCGTTGTCGGACCCTTCCGTGAACCCCTGCATGATCTTCATGGACGCGAACTTCGCGGCCGTCTGTTCCGCGCCTTTGATGAGCGCGTCCCAGAGTTTGCCCGCCGAGTCGATGGCGCCGGTGAAGACGCCCTCCAGCGTGGAACTCAAGAGGCGCTGGATATCCTTGATGGCGGTCTTTTGGATATTCTCTTCTTCCTTCGCCAGATCCTCGTAGTACTTCGTCCACGCGGCGTACTGGTTGTCGCGGAACGCGGCGTCCAGCGCGAACGTCGCCGCATGGGCGACGTTCGCGCGTTTGGTGACGCCAGCGGTGATAATCGCATCCGACTGCTGCGCGAAGTTGCCGGACATGCCCGTCTGGATCGGGATGGAGGCGTTGCCGGTCGCACCGAGCGGCGTGGTGGAGATTCCGCTCTCTAGCAACTCGGACAGTTTGAGCTGTACCGCCATCGAGTCGTTATAGGCGTCGATCGATTTCTTGGCTTCGTCGCGGATTTCCGTGAGGAAGCCTTCCGCCTTTGCGATCTTCGTGGTCAGGTCGACGTGCGTCGTCTCGAACGCGATCGTCTTCTGTTTCTCGGCCAGTTTGTCCAGCGACTTCTGGAGGTCGTCATCGACGGCCTTCGTGTGCGCCTTGACCTCCGCCGCCAACCGCTGCGTGGTCAACGCCTCTCCGATCATCGACTGGATGTGCGCGTTGCTATCTTGGAAGTTCTTGGACTTGGCGGCCGAGAGCCGATCCTCGGCGTCGATCAAATCGTCATTCGCCTTCGTCTGCTTCTCGATGATGTAGACGCTCGTTCCCAGCAGCGCCGCGAACGCGCCGAGCGTGACCATCAACGGCATCATGGCGCCGCTCAGCCCGATCATCACGCCCGTGAGTCCCGTCCCCGCCACACCTGCCGCAGCGAACGCGCCCGGAATGCCGGTCATGAAAAACGCCATCGACAACTGCGCGACGATGTTGAGGCCCGTCATGCTGGCGACCAGCGCCGTGACGCCGCTCGCAATCGCGGGCATGGCGAGCGCCGCGGCGATGCCCATGATCGACGCCTTGTAGTCATCGAGATGCTTCACGCCATCGGCGATCGTATTGATGAACGCGATGGTGCCGCTACTGCCATCCTTCGAGACTTCGATAAAGTCGACGAGCTGATTCTTGAGATTCGACAGCGCGCCGCCGAGCGTGTCACGGAGCGCCGCCGCCGACCCGCCGACCTTCTGCGTAAGGAGGTCGAGGATGATGGTCTGGGCCCCGAGGAGATCACCCGCCTTCGCCATCGTCTTGATCTGTTCCGTCTGCTGGTCCGTGAACACGATGCCCGCACGCCGGAGCATGAGCAGGCCCGTCGCCGGTGCTTCGAGCGCCTTGCCGAGTTGGCGCGCGGCGTCCGGCACGTCCGTGCCCATGCGCGCGGCCAAGTCCGCCGCCGCTTGCGTGGCCTGCTGGAATTGCACGCCCTTCAGGTCTTGAAAGAGCAGGAAGATCGACTGCGTTTTCTCGATGGCGTCATGCGAAAAGCTGGTGAGTTCCTGCATCGCCATCGCCTGCTCGTGCAGCTGCGTCGCGGTGAAACCCGCCGCCATGCCCGTCGACCTCACGCCCGCCTCGAGTTGCGCGAAGGACCGCTGCGCATCCACGGACGCGGTGACGATCTCGCGGAGGCCAAGACCGAGGCCGAGGATGCCGGCCATGCTGATGAAGGCGGCCTTCAGACTGCCGACGGCGCCCTCGACCGCGCCGAGTTGCGTGATCGCGCCGCTAGCGTCGACCTTGATGCCAAGGGTTGCGACGTCAGCGGCCATGACTATTTCGCCTCGTAGGCGGACGCGAAGAACGCATCATCGATCCGGCACAGCACGCGGAAGTCCCACGGCGACGGATGGCGGTTCATGCGACGCGCCCAGGCGTCGAAGTCGCCCCACGTGAGTGCGGCGGGACCGTTCATCCCCGACCCTCGCCGGCCGTGCAACTCGAAGAACCAGTCGAGCAGGTACTGGTAGCGACGCGGATACTCCGGCGGCGTGAGGTCGCGGATGGCCTCGACGTTCCCCTTCCGCGCAGACACCTCGAGGTAATCGCGCACGCGGGAGCGATCCTTCGGGTCCGAGGGATTGGCGCGTTGGCTGAGGCCGAAGAGGTGGCGCGCATAGGCGACTAGGCCGTCTTCGGCTTCGGAAAAAAACGCCCGATGTCGAGATAGGCCCCCTGCACCTGCTTCTGCAGCCATGCGGTGCGCGGGTCGGTGAAGACGGCGCGCACGGTGTCCGCGGTGCAGGGCGTCGCCACGCCGGCCACCACGATGCAGTCGGCCACGTCGCCGTTCTCGTCCCACCAGCCGTCAACGATGGCGACCGTCTGCTCGAAGAGGTTGACTTCCCACTGCGCGTCGCTGGCGTCCACCTTGCCGTTGACGAGCTTCAGTTTCGCGCGCTCGCTGGTCGCGGCCTGCTTGGCCTCGTCCGAGTACATGGAGCGGATGCGGATGCGGAGGCCGGTGTCGATTTTCGCGGTGAGGTCTGCGGGGTCGACGATCACGACATCAGCGGTCGGTGCGGCGTAGCGGTCGGCCAAGTCGAACGGCTTCGGCTTCGCGGCAGGGATGAGCGGGGCGTCTGTGCTGGGTGAGGTCATGCGTGCGGTGCTCCTCTTGGGGGTTCTCCGCCCCCGCCGCTGGCACGCCCGAGCTCGCGAGGAGACATCGGCAGACGACGGGAACGGAGAACGATTTTTCTACAGCGTGCGACCCGCTCGCGCGTGCGGCGCGCGGGGTGTTCGGTTACGGCGCCGAGGAGCAGAAGGTCGCGTTCGTGCCATCGAACCCGGCGACGGCAACCTTCGGGCCGACCATGAGCGTCAGGGTTTCGATTTTGGGGCCGGTCGTCCCCCCCACCGGCGCCGACAGCCCAGCGAGCTTGACGCGCGGCAAGAACACCGAGAGGCAGTTCTGTGGCGCGGCCATCAGTTCCTTGAGCAGAATGCTCACGCCGAACTCTGTCTCTGCGTCGTAGAGGATCGGGTTGCTCAGGTCGGAGCGGAGGGCGGTGATCGTGCCCGTGACCGAGAGCAGGTTGTCGAAGATGTCGGGCGAGATGAACGACCCGAGCACGGCGGCGCCGCTCGCGGCAATCGTGAAGGTCAGGTCGAAGCCGGTGAACGTCGCCACGACCGCGCCGTTGTAGGTGATGACGGCATCGTCCGAAGCGAGGGCGATCCCCGTGGTGACGCTTGGCGACGTGAAGAACGGCGACGTGCCGGTGGTCAGGATCGTCCGATCCATGCCGAGGAACGAGGTCGAGATCGTGGCGACGGCTCCCGGCTTGGCGCTGATCTTGACCGTGATGATGCGGCACCCGAGGAACAGTTCCGAGATGTCGATATCCTCGTCGTACTGCTCGACGTTGAAGGACTGGCGCGTTGGCGTGCCACCCGCGGCGTTCTTCAGTTTCTTGAGGATCGTGAGCGTGCCGGATGCCGACGCGACGAGCGTGGTGAGGGCCGCGGGCGTGGTGGTGATCGTCAGCGTGCCGATGGCGAGCACCGGCAGGCGGAGGCTGTTGTCCGCGGTGACCGACGTGCCGGTGAGCGTGAAGATATCGCCGACGCGGATGCCCTGCGTGCCGATGAAGTCGCCGGCGGCGGCCGTGACGGTATTCGTGCCGAGGGCGAGGGTCGTCATGCTCACGAAGGCAACCGACGTGGCCGTCACCCATGCCGAGCGCATGATGCCTTGCAGCACGACATCGGTGTGGCCGCCCGCCGTGACTTCGGAATCGAACGAACCGTCGATGGTGGTCGCGCCCAAGCGGCCCATCGCCTCGTTGCCGTCGTCGCGGAGCTCGGCCGACTTGATGTTCGCGCGCTTCTTCGCGAGGCCGGGGCTGCCGATGAGTCGCACCTGCGTGGCGCCCGTCACCGTGGCGCAGGCCACGCCGAGGGTTGTCTCCGCCTTGATCGCGACGAGGACGTTGGAATTGGTCTGGATAGTCATACGGGTGTCCTAGCGTGAGGTGTGAAAGCGGAGTGCGACATCAGATGGCGTTGGCGGTGCGGATCCAGCACGGAATGGTCACTGGGCAAAACGCCCAGCCTGGCGAGGCTTGGACGAGCGCGCCGGCATACGGCGCGGGTGATTCGCGGATGCGCACAACGTCGCCGCTTGCGAGCGTGATGCCGGTGCGCGGCGCGAAGAGCGTGAGCAGCGCGTCCACGACGGCCATGACGCCGTTGATGCCGGTGTTCGAGACGCCGTAGACGTTGAGCGTGTAGAGCGGGAACAGTTCGACCGTGCCGAGTGGGCCGAGCGTCACCTGCGCGGCGGGGCCGGGCACGTAGTCTTCCTCGACGTACGGGCGCCCCGTGGTCGGGATGAAGTCGACGTTCGTGGCGGCGAGCATGGTCGGCAGTCCCGTCGTGAGCGTGATGCCGCCGACTGGCCCCTCGGCCACGCACCCGAGACAGGAGAGCGTGAGCGCCGTCACGGCCGTGAGGACGTGCGCGCCGTTGTTGCCTGGCGTGGTGAATCCGGTGGCCGTCAAATCCATGCCAACCTTGAACCCGTCCGTCACAAACGAACCCGCCGCACGCGCGTAGCCGGTCGCGGTCGCGGAGAGCGACACGCTGCCGGTGGTCGCGACCACGAGCGAGAGGGCGCGGTTGCGCAGGGCGAGCAGGACGGCGGAATTGCTTATCACGCGAGCTTCCTCGTTTCGTCATCCACGAGGCGCTGGAATCCGGCAATCGTGAGCGCGACGGAATGGCGCCCGCCCACCGACGACCGCTGGTTGTACGCCCCGCCATCCGATCCGCGGATGCCGTACTCGTTGTCGGGCGCATACACCTTGTCGGTGGAGATCAATGCGCCGGTTTCCATCGACGGCGTCTCCGGCGTTACCTGCCATGAGGCCTTGAGCGCGCCGCCCGTCTCGCCGGGGTGGTAGCCGGGGCCGTACTGGCCGACCGGCTGGCCGGGGCTGCCGGTGATCGCGGAGCCGCTCTGGATGGACGCCTGCGCGGCGAGGACCGTGTTCAGAAACACGGCCTGCGTGAGCGCGCGGACGTGCACCGTGAAGTGCATGAGGTCGTCGCCGAACGCCATCAGCGGCTCACAATGACGGTGGCGAGCACGGTGAACCCGTCCGGCGACATCGTCGAGACCGAGCGCACGGTGTAGCTGATGCCCGCCCATGTCACGGTCGCGCCCAGTACAGGCGTTGCGCCCGGTACCGTAGGCGCGAACAGCAGGCTTTCCGTCTGGCCGAGCACGAGCCCGAGCGCCTGGTAGACCGCGAGATCGGCCGCGAGTTGCGTCGCGAAGCCCGACACACTCGCGTCGACCGCATCCGTCCACGTGTCCGTCGTCGGGTCGTAGACGCCGGGCGTGACCTTCGCGAACGTGACGGCCGCGCCAGCTTCGGTGAGGTCGGCCAGCGCGTCGGCGGCATCGGCGGCGTAGAGCGTCATCGCCTACCCGCGCAGGATCGGCGTGGAGTTCGCCGTACTCGCGAGCAGCGGGCGAATGAAGCGCATCACGGACGGGAAGCGTGCAAGCCCCGTCGGCTTCTGGTAGGGCTGGTACGACTTCTTGATCGGGCCGGTTTCTTTGTGGATGACGCCGAGCGTCGGATCGAGCGCGGCGATGTCCGTCGTGCCGGCGACGAGAAACTGGAAGGCGAGCTCGCACGTCGCGTTCAGCACGCGATCGGGAACGACGGTTGAGAGGTAGAGGAAGCCGACGGGGCTGTCGGGGTTCTGCGCCATCCAGCGCGGCCATGAGAGCGCCTGCGTGGAGGTCGCGCGCCGGCCTTCCCAGGACAGGTAGGACAGCTCGTGCGTGGCCTCGACCAGCGCGCGGTTCTGCTGGTCGACCGTGGCGTTATCCCACGCGGCACTGTTCAGCCGCCCGGCCATGTACGTCGTGGCGTCGGTCAAGAGCGCGAAGCTGTTGGCCGTAGCCCCCCCGACTGTTGCGTCAATCGCAATTGCCACCGCACACCCCTACGAAGAAGGACCGCAGGAGCGGAGCGCCGAGTGCCGACGCCCCGCGCCTACGAAGGGGTGCTTATCCGAAGACCTTGCAACCGAGCTGCGGGCGGATGACGTTGGCGCCGTACAGCACGTCGTAGCTGAGCGTCTCCTGCTTGTACTGGCGAGAGAGCTCGAGGCGGAGCGCGATGCCCGAGATCGGATCGGTCGGCGCCTGGAACACGTTGCCGCTCTGGAACACGCCCGACAGCGGACGGCTGGCGAACGCCCATGCATCGCGGTGGAACGCGAGGTTGACGGTGTAGGCCGTGGCCACGACCGTGATCGCGACGGCCACCGAGGCCGCAGCGCGGAGGGGCGGGTAGAACGAGACCAGCACGGCAACCGTGGCCGAGGACTGCGCGACCTTCGTGACCGCGTACTGGCTGGTGCCGCCACCGATCGAGAACAGGTCGCCGACGAGGATCGTGCCGCTCGCCGTGGCGTTGATGAGGTTGAGCGTGGTGTCGCCAGCCGCGGCCGAGACCGTGGAGAGGGCGAAACCTGTGACCCAGCCGGTGCCGGGCGTGAAGGTCGTCACGTTCTGGTTCATGTAGAAGTCGAACCCGAGCTTCGTGCCGATCGTACCGGCGATGATGCCGCCGGTGTCGCCGCGCATCTGCGTCTGCAGGACTTCCTGGTTGACGAGCAGGTTGGCCTCGGCCGACGGATCGATGACGAACCGACGGTCATTGATCGGGGCGAGGTTGATGGAGAGCAGTTTCTTCGCCGAGGCTGCCACCGTCAGCGAGCCGTTGAACGGCGTGGTGCCCATCGTGCCGCAGTAGGCGAAGAACCCGGTGTGCTTGCCGAGGATGTAGCTGTCGACGTTGTTGCCGAGCGACTTGATGGCCTCGGTCGCCTGCATTGTGATGAAGAGCATCGGGTCGATGTTCGCTTCGTCCGAATCCGCGAGCTGGATCGGCGCCTCGTACCACTGGTCGAGCGTGACCGGGAAGGAGGTGGGCGAAGAATCGACGTTCGCGGCGAACGCGACGGCCGGCGTCACGGCGCGAGCGGCGATCGCCGACGGGATCGGCACGTTGACGACATTGCCCTTGCGCTGGGCGATGGTCTGCAGGTCGCGGTTGATGAGCTGCGCCATGAGCGCATTCTGGCGGAGGGCGGAGGCGCCCTGGGCGAGAATGACGGGCAGGATGGCGGAAATCGTATTTGCCACGGTCTCACTCCAAGATCGGGAAGGTGGACCGGCCCTACTTACTCCGTGACGGCGATCGTCCTATCAGCGAGACCCTTCATGCTGGCGAGGAAATCGGCGCCCGTTGCAGTGGCCGGATTGAACGTTTTGGCACTACCGCCCCCGGCGTGAGACTTGGCGGCCCCGCCGCCCGAACTGCCCGAGCCCCGAAACGCGGGCGCGAACGTCTTGTTGCTGCCCATCTCTGCGGCCAGCTCGTCCAGCGTGAGCGGCGTGGTGCCTTCCTTGCCGATGCGGACGTTGCCGGCGGCGTCCACGACGCGCGCAGCGAACTTCCCGTCCTGCTCGACCACGCGCATCTGCGCCTTCACGTGCGGGAGGAGCAGTTCCGGCGAATCGGAGTACTTCGCGAGCGTCCGAATCGCTTCGGCGTCGATCAGGTACTCTTCGAGCGAGGACTTGTAGCGCGCGGATGTGCCGCGTTCCACTTCGATCTCCTTCGCATGCCGGTCGAGGATCTGCTTCTCGAGCGCCTTGAAATCGCCTTCCCCCGCGAGCCGCTTCCGTTCGGCGTCTGCCGCCGCATCCTTCAGCGTCTTGTACTCGGTCGGGTCGATGCCCTCGTACGCCTTGAGCGCGTCCTTCGCCGCCTTGGCTTCCTTGAGCGTCTGGTCCCGATTGCGCTTCAGCCCTTCCGTTTCTGACGCGAGCCGCTCTGCGACCAATGCGTCGACCTGCTCCTGCGTGAACGTCGCTGCTTCGCCGGCCACCGGC